TCCGTTAGAATAAAATCCATTGTTATCGAAAAAGTTCCTAACGTCAAAATTCGAGTTACTAACATCCATTCTATAGTTAATCGCCATACCAAGAATTTCTCCAAAATCTTTAAATGATGATGGACCTATTTCTCTCGATACTGAGCAGTTAGGGTCTAAATTAGGGTCCACACAAATTTCTCTAATGAATTCATCTCTTGGTCCTAAATCAACTATTGTTGTTGGTCTATTTAATCTTTTTTTCGAACCGTTAAATGCCACACCCCATTCACCTGTACTATTATTATAAGTTGTACTTCTATAGTAATAATGAGGTTCGTTCTCATTTGTTTTTATGTTTTTTTGTGTGACTCTCTTAATGATGTTCTCACAACAAGCCGATTTTGACCAAAATAAAAATCTTTTTTGGGTTTCAAATGAAATAAAATAGAGTGAACCTGATAACCAGTTATCAACAAAAGAATAATTCACAACTCCCGAACAGAATAACTTAGCCATACGTCTACGTCTTCTATATTCTTTCATAATCGCAACAACTCTTCTATTCGTCATAGTACCAGGAATCATTGCAAATATTCCATTACTAAATTCAGATTGACCTGATGTCGTTCTTGGTGTGTACGTTTCTCCATCGTATGATGCCGGTAATGGTTTATTGCTCGAATCCACGTCAGATATTAATGTTGCCATTACATCCATTCCTGCAGTATATGACGTTGGTAATATTTCAGTTCTATTTGGTACTATGTAATATTTTTGAACTAACGCTTCATCATATGGTGTATCATAAAGTGCACATCCTTCTTCTAACGCAGCTAATTGTTCTGAACCTACAGTTGACGCATTTTTATCTCTAATAACTGCACTATATGTTATACTTTCGTTAAACATACCTAATGTGTCATTAAATGTAATCGTAGCTCCCGAAGTAAAAATTGTTGTTCCTGTTAAAAGAACTCCATTACTTCCTGTTGTTAAAATATAATTTGTTTGATTATTTATAAAGTAAGTTAAATCTGCAGGTGTAGTTGCTCCCGAACAAGTAACTGGGTCTGGGTTATTAAATACAAAATTTGTTGCAATTACTGTTCTTGGGGATTCTACTGAAGTACCTTGAATTGTAACTGTACCGACTTCACAAAAATCTACTGAGTTACCTAAACCACCGACGGTACCGTATTCATTATCTTTATTACATTCAAGACAAGAAGGAAAATCAATTAAAAATAATTCTCTTTGTCCCGAATCTTGAATACCGTAAGCGTATCTTCTTAATGCCCTACTAACTGATTTAATTGGCCAGAAATTAGTCGCATCTGAAAATCTATGAAATATTTTTGCTACTGAATTATTAAATATAAAACCAGAAACTGTTGATAATTGTTCAAAGAACAATAATATATCGGCAATTAATAATTTAATTGTATAATTTCTAAAACCAAAGTTCACCGGTGGAGTAACGATAGCATTTTCACAATCTGATTCTTTTGGTGGTGCTAATTCTTTTAGTCCTAATAATTGTCCCGATAATGTAGACAAAGAATTTTTAAAGAATGAATTATGAAATGATGACACCGTAAAAACTTTATTGTAGGTAAACCTATAAAAATAATCTTGGGGTGTGTAAAATCCATCAGATGTGTTCAAAATTAAACTCAAAGATTCTGAAGGATAATCATCATACAATGTAGACCAAGCATATGACTTATCCACATTTGTTGTGTATTCTCTAATATTAGGTACTAAAAATTCTGCAGTTCCTTCTTGTAATGTTTTGAATTTAAAACGATAACAACCTGATGTTGGTATACCTTTATTTGGGTCGTTTGAATATTCATTCTCACCAAATTCATTAGTATAAACAAAGTCCATATTCATAGGTAACGAAACAATAAATGAACCGTCATCTAAGATATCTTCTTTTACATCATATAATTCTAATTTTGGTCTGTTATTTTCATCATACTCGGCGGTCATTCTAATCATTTCGATTTTACCTGCCTTAGTTGTTAAATCACATTTTTTGTTACTATCTCTTTTAACACTACAGTTTGCCTTAAGTCCTGGTCTTCCATCTGTATATGTTCCACCAATCAGATAAGCCTTTGGTTCTATCTTAACTCCTTGGTCGGATAAATCAAAATCGGTTCTTGTTAAACCAATCTCACATAAATCTTCTGAACCCCAAAAAGGATAAACTTCAATTGTTTTTTTGAATGTTTTAATTTGTGGAAGTGAGTCAATATCAACACTAGCTTTAAACTCATATGTTGATTGGAATTCTTCTAATCCAAAACCTTTTCTTAGGTAATCGTCCGGTCTTAGTGAAAAACAACTAATGTCTGACAAGTCAACATCACATACAATGATTTGTTCTCCAAGAGGAACTCCCCAAATCATAAAGTCACCAGCACTATTCGTTTTTACAGTGTATTTGTAGTATTTTTCATATACCTCCAAAACCTCTTCTCTATCTAAGATATCAGTTTGGTCGGGGAATGTACCCGTCGCCGCGTGACCACTATGTTGTTTTCTTGCGGGTAATAAATTATAACGATAATGATTATCGTCTTTATCGGTTACTTCTGTGTATGGATATAATGCCGATATTACCGGGTCATTAACATCATCGTCGTCTAATGGAATAAAAATGGAAACTCTAGCGTTTGGAACACCGAATCCGTTGTTTACAGTAAGTCTACCACAAACAACACCATAATCCGCACACAACGAAGTGTATACGTCTCTTTGGGATAATTTTAACGACAATACCTCCAATAAATCGAAATCTTGTTTGACTTCGAATTTAATGTATTGGTCTTCCCCTATGTTTGTATGAATTCTATGTTTTTGTATCATCTTATAATAAATAGAAACTCAATGATTTTCTTATAAGATAACTAAAAAACAAATTAATATGTAGCCGAAGTTAAAGTTTTTACCCTAACTTTAATATCTGATTGTGGGAACCTAATTTGACAGATTTGATTTGATTTCATATATATGGTAGAATCAAACTGTAAAATCTCTTTAGTTATGTCATCTTTGTATGCTTGAGATATCTCCGCAGATGAGTACTTCCCTCCAATTTTATTAAAGACTCTGATTTCAACAACGTTTACTACTCCTGTAACATTACCAACTTCTCTCATTAAATCACCTACGAATAATGGGTCACCCATTTTACGTTTGTCAATTGCGAAGAAACTTGTAACCGTATTAACTGTTTCTTTAAGTACATCACTTTGACTTTCGTTTTTGTTAACTACCAAGTCAATTTCTAAACCTAAATCAATGACCTCACCACTCATAATGTCTAAGAAGTCATTCAACATTCTAAACTTAGCCAAATAATTTAATACGTTATTCTTTAATGTGTTAGAAACAATGTCAGTTAAGTTACCATCACTATCGTATGATAATAATTTGATTCTTACTTTGTTATCTTCTTCCATCACACTAACCTTCGCAGGTGCTCCGTATGTTGATGGCATTGTCTCAATCAAAGATTTGTAGTCGTTTAATGTAACCGCTCTATTTTGTGCTGCGAAATTATACGCAACCATATTTCTAATTTCCTCGATTGTTGGGGAATCTGCTCCACCAACTGCCGGTGTAATATTGGTAACTCTTAATGATTGATAAACTTGGTCGTTTATTGTTGAATTTGGACCGTTTAAAGCAAAATCAATTGTATCTACAGATGTGATTACATTAACTCCTAAATTCGATTCTTTACCCCCACCTACACGATATTTGATGAATAACGTGGTATTTGCTCTCGGAATATTTCCTAATGAGTTATTATTTAGGAAAGTTGCAATATTAACCTTCATTGTTCCGTTCATATAGTTGTCCAAATTATCCATTGGGTCAACATTTCCTGAACCGAAAGTGATATTGAAATATCCTTCAGGTGTGTATTCTGTGATAAATTTATTATCTACTCTAAGATAATCACCTGATTTAAAATTGTCCGTATCTGAAATGGTTGTCGGGTCTTCGATGAAAACTCTATCTTCCATTAATGATTTCACCTCATACCATTTATTACCTGTTGAAAATTCATCATACGTTGGGTTGGTAACATAATTGGTTCCTGATTTATGAATCATTCCCACAACACCTAACACATTCTTTTCAGGTAGATAAAGTTTTAAGAACGGTTTTTGGTCAACATCGTTAATTACTCTTCTGAATATTTTTGTGGTACCATTAACTACCGCCTCTCTTTTTGTAATCGTATATGATATTAACTTACTGTTATTATCAAAATTAGGAATCTTTAATCTGTTAGGTTCACCCTTACTGTTGAAAGGATTTGAGAAATCGATGTCTTCCAATGTTTCAAATATTTGTCCTCCTCCTGAAACTTGAGCACCGGCTTTCAATATACCTTCATATCTCTCATCGTCTTTATCACCTCTTACAGGTACATTAATTGAGAAATCACACAAAGCAACTGATGGTCTTAAACCGGGTAATCTAATACCATATGTTTTTGCAATATGAAATAATGATTGTCTTTGTTGTGCAAAATCCAACATTGTTTCTTGCCAAACCCTATCAATGTGAAAGTGTAAGTTATCTGCAACCGCAGCGTTTAAATCAAGTAACACCGAGTAAATCGATGCATCGTTGAAGTTACTTATTAATTCAGGGTAATATTTTTTGGTTAGTGAAACTAATTCGTCTCTTAAACCGGCAAAATCCCTCGTTGCGTATGATATTTCTTTAGCCATCTTATATGTTAATAATTATAAAGTCTGATACCGAAAATGCTCCGTTATTTACTGTATATTCAAGTTTCACCTTTGCGGTGTATGGTTTACTTGAGTAATCCGAAACTCTAAATAATCTTTCGTCCTCATCCTCACTATATGTTTTTGTTTCGTCAGGGTCATTTTCTGCAGACATAATGTTTAAGGATTTAATCTCCACATTAGGGATAAATTTCCTAATTCCTTCTCTTATCTCCTCTTCTATATGGTTGAATGTAACCACATCATTTTGTTCAAAAATATACTCATATAGTCTTGTTCCAAAATCGGGTAAATAATATCTTGTACCCTTTCTCGTTAGGAGTAGGTGTATGATATTCGCTCTCACTTCTCTTTGTGGAGATTCCGTTGTTTTTAAGTAATCTCCGTATCTACTATCCCTAAATGGATAATCAATTCCGTATGATGTTGTCGCCATATCAATAAATATAAACTAATACAAAATGGTAATAAATAAAAAACCCATCCGAAGATGGGTTTTAATGTAGTGTCTTGATATTCACCCCCTGTATTCTCAAAACCTGGAAGACCAAGGTACGCCTTGTCGACAGTCATACTTTGAGGGAGTCTCCCATTATTTTTTATGAACCACATCCCTCACACTCAAATGGTGAGTCTGTAGGTTTCATACTTAACGCTGTTTCATTTTGTTCGAACAATATAGATTTAGTTGGTAAATCCACGTTTTGAGTGGTGGTCTCCACTTTTTGAGGAGCGGACATTTCAACACCTAAAGTTTTGATAGCGTCCACCGCAGCTCTTGTTCTTAAATAATACATACCCGTTTTTAATCCTAATTTCCATCCATAGATATGTGCCGCCAATAATTTTGGTTTGGTTACATTATCAATGAATAAA